ATCAGTCATTTCTTTTTTGCCTTTGGTTTCTTGGCAGTCTTTGCAGACGCTACGAATGCTGCCTTGGTTGGCGCACCCTTGCTGCCGGGCTTTCTCATGCGTTCAGGCGTTTCGCCAGCAGCCTTCTGCCGTGCAATCCGCTTACGTTTCGCATTGATATTTGCGTAAAGACCGGGCTTCATTTCTTTTTCCGCTTCGGTGCCTTGCTTGGCTTACCTGCTTTCATGGCGGCATCACGGGCAACGTTCAGAGCAATGGCGATGGCTTGCTTTTTCGGGCGACCAGCCTTTTCTTCCATCTTGATGTTCTTGCCGATGCTAGTCCGGCTGTAACCTTTTTTAAGCGGCATGAATTATCTCCCTAGGAAGGTCGGGGGGGACGACTTCCAAATCCCCCCCTTCCAATTAGACTTACGTCTGGTTGAACAACAGGATGCCTGCCATTTCGGGGTTCGTCATGACAACGCCGTAGAGCGTATCCAGCGTGTAAAGCGTCTGGAAGGTCAACGGATCGAACTTTTTGGTCATGACCAGTTCGATACCCTGATCCGTAGCAGCACGCATTACGTCAACGCCTGCGCCATCAGGAACAGCATAACGGCCCGGAAGCAGTTCAATGCTGTCCTTGCGCCAGAACGGGTTAATGTTCGAAGCAGCAATGTTCAGGAAGTTGATCGGAGCAGTTGCCGAGGTCGATGCAACGTACACGTTCTGATACTGCTGTTCAGCATCAGTCGGAGACGAGTTTGCACCGATGATCGGGGGGCTGATCGTCATGGTCGTGCCACTATCAATCGAGATCACGCGGAACGTTTTCAGTTCGCCCGTGCTACGCTTGGTGATGTGGTGAACCGCTTCGATGCCGTCGATGGTGAACGAGTCGCCAGCAAGAACGCCAGTTGTCGAGGAGACAGTGACGGTCTGATAGCGGTTGTCCACGTTGAGGACGCCAGCAACGCTGTTGGTGGTTGCCTGCGGAACGTAACGCACCTGAGCGCCGTTGGTGGCGATGGTACGGCTTGCCGAGTTTGCAGCGCAACGGTTGGCATAGTCGAGCTTATAGGTCTCGAAGCCAGCCACGGGGCCAACATATGAACGCTCGTAAGCGTTAGCCGACTTGTTGCCGGTGAACGAACGAGTCGCCACAGCCAAGTTGCCAGCCATGCCGTTGTAATCGCGGCTCGACAGAGCGAGGTAGCGATCTTCAGCCATAACACCCTGTTCGTTCATGATGCTATCGCACAGAGCAATATCATCATAGTCGCCAGCGGGGGTTGCCACGGGAACAACGAGCGTGCCCTGAGCAGCAGCCAAGTCCATAACCGACAGGTTAATGTCCGAAGCAAGCTTCTGCTTTGCAGCATCGCCCAGGCGACCTTCCTGCAATGCGTCACGCAGTTCCAGAGCGTCCATCTGCCAAGCCGAGCACTGGCTGAAGCCGAGGGTCGAAGGAACCGAAAGCTGCGTCATGTTCTGAATGTCGCTTGCAATCGTGGTGCCGACAGTACGGCTGAACGACTGAGCGATGTAGGGCTGCGGACGCCAGATGGTGTCACGAGCGCGTTCCATCGTCACGCCGTTGGTGTTGTATACGTTGATGTTCTTCGAGAGAATCAGCGCATCGTTGAAGCCTTCGAGGATGTTTTCAAAGGCGACAATTTCTTCTTTTGAAAAGGCGTTAGCCATTGTCTTAACTCCAAATTAGGTTTTCTTGCCGCGCTTATAGGCCATGACCTTTGATAGATCGCCGGTCTTAAGAGCCTCTTCACGCAAGCGTTCAAGGGTGGAATCCACACTGCCTGAAATGCGTCCGCCTCCAGTGGAGATGGTGCGTTCAGGTGATGCGGCTGCTTTACGGTTCGTTACTTTCAACTGAGTCTCCAGTTTCGCTACCGCAAAGGCGAACTTCACGGGGTCAGTAATGGAAGAAAGTTCCTTGGCCTTAGCTGCGTTCTTGCCAATTGCGTAAACGAGCGTTGAAGGTATCCAGAGCCGTAGCTTCTGCATCTTCATAATCGCGCACCCTGAGAGTGGCTTTGGCCTTTTCATAGTCTTCGAGCTTCTTCTGCCATGCTGCGGACTCTGCCTCTTGGGCTTCTCGCTGGCTGGCTTCGGCTTGATCGGCTTCGCGCTTGCGCTCATACCAATTAGCTATTTCTTGCTCGAAAACGTCTGAATCGTAATCGCATCCTTCAAGCGTAGGCTTTGCACCTAATACGACCGGCTTGTTCTCAGTCGCACTTGTGGTCAGCTTGGCTTCGAGTTCACGGATGCGCTTATCCTTTTCCCGATTTGCCTTTCGCAATTCGCGCACCCATGCAGGCGCTTTGGTTTCTTCCTGTTGAGGCGGCGCTTCCTCACCAATGGAAATTACGACTTCATCCTCATCTTCAGTCTCAACATCGTCAGCGGCGGTATCGGTCTCACCAGCGTCAAAAGCTTCCTGATCAATTTCGATGACTTCATCAATCTCCGTGTCTGCCATATTCATAAGTTACCCCATTAACTCATCCGAATTGCGCGGCGGATGGAACCGCATTCATTTGTGGCTGGAGTGCAGCCCCAATCTTTTCTGCCGTCTCGATAGCCGACTTGCGCTGGTCAATGTCGATGTTCGAGATGGTCTCTGCTGTCTTGGCGCGGGTTTCTTCCGTGCGCGCCAAGCTATATTCTGTATCGGCCTGAGCCTTCCGTGCCAAAGCCTGAGCCTTTTCAGCCTCAGCCATTAGGAACATTGACTGCGGGTCAGGCTGTTGTCCCTGCATCATCATGGCTTCCATCATCTGGCGCTGTTCTTCCTCGGTGGGCTTGACAACGCCCATCTGAACGAGCTTCTTGCGGAAGAAGTCCTTAATGTCAGAGATGCCTTCACCGTCCATGTTCATAATCGCCATGGACTGAAGGATCATCTGTGTTTCAGGATCGCTTGTAACCTGCATCATGCCCGTCAGCGAACGGACGGTGGATTCGCGGCGACTGGTGAACGATGGGCCAACATCGACAGCAACGTCAAAGTTCGCTTGGCTTAGATCATTCTCATAAACCAATTCGCCAGTTTCAGCATCAATGGTCGGCTTCATCATCTCGATGGATTCAACCTGTTCCATCGCGCCGATTGACTTCATCTTACGCCCTTCTTCGACGTAAATGTCCTTAGCCATCGACAACCATATCTCACCGCAGCGGCGCATAGCTTTCGCCATGTTGGTCATGTAGATGAATGACTGCATGTCCAAGCGGGTCTGGATCATCTCAACAGCTTTACCGCTGATGTTGCTGACCATCTTGTCCGCTTGCTGGTTGTTGCCGAGGATCTCAGCCATATCCTGCTCGGTCAACTGCAAGAGCGCAGCCATCGCCGGAGGAATGTCGGAAGACTTGGTATAAGCAACAGGGCCAGCGGCTTGCGTCTCACCATTCGGGCCGGTGATCGGATTGACCAGCAGATAGGGATAATTACGGATATTATCCTCTGCCCACATCACTTGGTGACCAGCGACCTGGTCAGGAACGAGGATCGGCTTTTCAACGGATGAAAGCGCACTGATCTCACCCAGTTTTGAAAGCTGCATGTTCTTCAAGCGCTGCGGATCTTTGGCTAGGCGGACATGGCCCATGCAACGCTCGACGTTATCAACGAACCAACGCTTGCCGTAATAGGGAACAATCGGGATGTTCTTGCCTGCGATGTAGCCAGCATCTTCAAGAATGCCGCCACCGCTCATGATGTATTTGTGAACGCGGCGACGCTTCACCCGCTTCTGGCGAACCTCGATGGTTCCAACAGCCAGGAGCGTTTCTTCTAGCGTTTCGTCTGCATCAAAGTCTGCCTGCGTGTAGCGTTCTTCCTCGCCAGTGATGGTCTGGAATATGCGGATTGTCTCGCGCACTTCTTCAACGCGGTAATATTCGGCAACGAACACAACGTCGGGAGTGTCCCAGTCAAATTCAAACTGGTGAATTTCCTTCGGCCATGTGGTTGGATCGTCGTTCCATTCAGCCTGATAGGCTTCGCGGGTCATGGAGTAGAGGACGAAGCAATATTTAGCGTCAGACTTGTCCTGGCGCTTTGCGTCTAGATCGAAGAATACGCTGCTGTCAGCGTCATAGATCGGTTCGAAGCGGATGCGCTGCTTTTCATTCTCATCGTCTTCATCGTCTTCATAGACGGTACGCAGACGCCATGCACCGAAGCCACCGCCAACACCTTCCTCGAAAGCATTGTCGAAAGCTTCATCTGCAACGCTGTCCTGTTCGTCAGCGCGATACAATCCGTTGCAAGTCTCAGCCAACTTGTCGTTGCTGCTTCCGTCCTTGGATACGAAATCAACGCCGATGCGGTTGTTGCGGTATTCGTTGATGATACGAATGACGCTTAGGTGAACCTTGTTTACCTCAAAGCGTGGCTTGTTCTCGAACTGCTCACCGATGGGGCCTTCCCACTGTGCGCCAGCCAGTGAATAGAAACGGCGATCCTGAAGGCACTGCAAGCGTTCATCGCGCATGGATGACTGACAGCGGTCAAACTCAGTCAATGCCGCCTGATGCACATTGCCGAGCCGTTGTTCTCTATTCAGTCGAGCCATTTACCACCTGTTCACCGTTGCTAGAGGCTGGACCTCAACAGCCTTTTTAGGTGCTGCTCTACGACTTGCCTCGCACGCATAACGCAGCGCGTCTATTAAGTGATTATCACGATCTGCAAGAACTGGCAATACTGCGCCTGTCAGCGGGTCGGTCTTATAGCTGTAGCAGGATAGCTCATCAATCGTATGCTTGCAGCGGGGATGGACCACAATGTCATGCGACTTGAGCCATTCGATCCCTTCTTCAACAGACTTCGGGCCTTTGATTGCTGGCATGATCTTGGGGAAGCCGTGGCGCTGCATATGGCTAATTGTCTCAGGCCGGGCGCTGTCAGCAACGATAGGCCATTTCTCGGACTCTGGCACGGTCAGGAAAAGATCAGGCGTGTCCATAATTTCACAACCCACCCGATAGGCTTCATGATCGACATAGATCGTGCGTCCGATAACATGACAGCGGATTAGGACTGTCGGGTCTGAAGCAAAGCCCCAGTCAGCGCCGAAGCGATGCGTTGCGTCTTCAGGCGTGTCAAACTCCTCGATGCTCCAGTTGCGGAACACCCGTGCCTCGCTGTTGCTGAGATAGCCACCGAGCCAGACGTGCTTGTATTTGTCAGGATCGCGGCTTCGATCATATTCCATCTCGGCTTTGAGAACGTCAGGGAACCACGGATTGCGATCCCAATTAACGCGTAAAAATATTGTTTTTGGCGGCTTGGTTTCACCAACAAACATTACATCCACTGGATCGGTTTGGTTTTTAGGATTCCAAGTAAAATATATTTGGCTGCCAGGTTTGCGGATTGTTGGTATCAGGATGTCCAAGCTGGCTTGACTAACAGTCTGCGCCTCTTCCACCCAGCAGACATCAATGCCCTCGATTGACTTAATGCTGTCAATGTTTGAGCGCAGGCCAGCGAATAAAATTAAAGATCCATTTTGTCCGCGTATCTCTGTATCAGTTGACACAAAGAATTCTTGCAATCCAGCACGCGCAATGGTGTCATCAAGCAGCCGCTTCACAGAATCTTTGATTGATTTCTGGATCTCACGGGCGCACAAAATACGAAGCGGTTTAGATGCGGCGCGCAGAATCAACGTTGTAGCGACAGAATAACTCTTCGCGCTACCTCGGCCACCCAATAGGGCAAAATACCTAGCCTCCTCATCAAACAGGCTTTCACACCATTCTGGTAATTCAAGATTAGCCATGCGTTGGTTTTACAAAGCGAACGGTAACATCAGTTTTAATATCGCCATTGACGCTTAGCTTTGATGGAGCGTCTAGGCCGATCATTGCGTTGATGGCTTTAACAGCGTTCACCTTGTCGCTTGGCTTGGCGTCCTGGTCTACACCTTTGGCTATCGTGGAGAGAACATCAAGGCTGTCTGCCATAGTCCAAACGACACGTTCAGCGATTGCGGCTTTGAGTTCAGCAACCCTTCCCGATATATTCCCGTCAGCCATTAGCTCACAAGCGCGCTTATATGTGGTCTCAGGCTTAGTTGTAGGCTTCACATCAAAAGCTGCTCGATAAGCGTCAGCTTGGCTTTTGCCTTGTGCGACTTCTTGAGCAAATCGCTCTTGTTTGGGTGTCAATGCCATTGTCTCAGCTTCCATAAAAGGACTGGTAAAGCCACTATAGCAATTCCTATGCTACCAAACAAGCCGATGGCAGTCCAAAGTGCAGCGAGACCTAATGCGTCTCCCTTCGCCATCACATCACCCCATAGTGCTGAAGGTAGAACTTCGCCCAGGCGTCTGTTGGGTAACGCTCGGCTTTCCAGTTATCGCGTAAAGCAGCCTTTGACATTTTGCCTCGTTTCCATCTGTCTAGGTCTATCAGAAATTTTGTGCGGCTATTCGGGTTTGCGGAGCCTCTGGACATATCCCTCACCCTCTCGACGTAGCAACCCAGTCTCTACGCAAATGCGTTTCCAGCGCTCTGGCTTTGCGTCGATCACGGATTGATCAACTGGGCCATCGCGTAAATCAGCAACGAACTGATCGAATACCGACTGCGTGAAGTCTTCGCACTTACGCAAGGCTCGATCTTTGCGTGTCGGTGGCGTCCGATATTCACCTAAGAAGCTTAGGCATTGGCGCGGCGTGGGGAACCAGTCCAATTCGCGGCAAGCCCTCTCGGTCATGTAGGACAAAGCTTCCTTGCTATATCCGCCGAGCAATCGAACATAAACCGCGAACCGCTTCTGCCCTGTTGCCTCATCAATGTTTTTCGCTGGCAGGGTTGCTGCGATGAATTCAAGCTGCCGAGCAATCTCTTGCGGACTTGCCAGATCCGCTTCAGCGGGGAGCGATAAGGCGAGTTGGCGAAGCTTGTCGCATTCCTCCATCGTCATCAAAGGTTGGGAAAGCATCCTCTCGATTTCCGACTTCGCGGAGGACAGAGAGGAAGCCATCGGCTTGTTTTCTGTTGCTTGCAGAATTGTTTTGACTGCTGCTGATATGTGCATTTTGCCTGTCCTTAATTTCGTAGAGGTCTGTCCATCCGTTCATCGTGCTGCGATCCAGCACCTCGGCAATATCCTGTCCAGCGTGACGCATTTTATCCAGTTTGCTTAAAGCTCGCGTGTAACCTCTATCGGTTAAGGGTTTCTTAAGCTTTAACCTCATATCAATCCAACCATACCAAGCGTCCAATGGCATCCAGTCAGGGATATAAATTGAACCCATTTTGTTAGGGGGACTATAGGGGGTTATATCATCTGGTTTAATATCTGTGTTTATATCTGGTATAGGTTCGCCCTTCTGGTCATTTTCATTTGACCTTTTGGGCAAATCGGATTTTCCAATAGGGCAAGTCGGTGCATACCATTTTGTTCGATCATATGCGGACTTGTTGAAAGATCCGCTGATAAGCAAACCATCATCCTCCAGCTTGGTCAAAGCCGTGCGAATTTGCTTTCCAGTCAGATAGGGGAATAGATCAGCGAATGCCGAAACGCTGTTATACGTCCACCACAAGCCATCGTGAAAATGCTTGTTGTTGGCTGCGTTCTTTTCAGCCCACCAAACGATGTTTTGGAAGATAACGGCGGCGTTCAAACCGACCTTGGCGGCAACCTCTGGATCGAAGCTGTGCCGACTCATAACACAATGCCTTGCGTTATGGTTTTATGGCGTGTATTACTCAACATACTCAATGCCTCTCCTAACTAGGCGTTGTTTAGGGCGGGTTGAGCGATGCCTCTCTAACGCTCCCCGCCCGCCCCACTAACCATAAAATGCGCTTTAAGTCAATCTCAGTTCCCAGTCAGGATATAGATGTCTGAACAAAGCAGCACGCAGGGGGAAGTCTCGAACAACGAAGCCCTTCACGTCTTCAGCGATAAGCTTCCCACGCTCCATATAGGTAAAGTCGGGTCTATAACTTGCCACCCGTCCGTTGCCCATTTTGAGGGGCTTGCCGTTGACCATAAACTCGAACTTCGGCTCAATGGTCAAACCCTCAATCTCCCTGCCTCGCTGTAACAGGTGCAGTTGATCGCAACGCTTGGCTTCACGCTTTGAGGCGTGAAGATGCCCATTCGTGCAGGCGGTTTTCTTGGCGAAATATTTAGTCACGCAAAGCCCTCTCCACCCGTTCGACCGCTGCGGCAAACTCATCGTCTCGCTCGATCAGGTTCTCGACAACGCGCACGCCATGAAAGGCTGTGCTGTGATCTGTGCGGCCTAGCATATTAGCCATCTGCAGATAGGACATATGTCCACAGTTGCGGCTCATCACATACCAGGCGACTTGCCTAGCCCTTACAGGCTTCTTTGATCTGCTGGGGCTGGTCAGTGATTGCTTGTCGATGTTAAATTCATTCATCACCGCTGTGACCACTGCCGAGCCACTGTTACGTCTGCGGCGCTCGATGTGCGGAGGCGAATACCATTTTGGGAACATATTCATTTTGCCAGCCTCGTATAATATTCAATTTCGTGCGGCTTCAGCTTGCTGTGTTTCAGATGATATTTTGCCAGCGCGGCAAGCAACGGATCATCTGTTCTGCGGCGAACATGACCGCGAAAGCTTCGATCACGCTTAAAGTCCCAGCCAGATGGGTTGCCCTGCCCTGGCAGATACTTCTTTGGAAGCGATGCACGCATTTTAGCCATGTCAACCCTCGACAAAGTAACGCCGAAGCGGTGGCGAACATGAGCGAGGATCGTACTGTCATCGCTTATGTATGTTGCGAGATAACGAGCCAGTGCGATTGGCGTCGATGGTGATTCGTAAATCATGCCTGAAGCCTTTCCAAAAGATCTTGACGGCCCATTTCTTTGGCGATCTGCATTGCTTTTTTGCGTGCAGCAACTCGGCTGGGTAGGAAGCGTCCGTCATTGTCACGGGCTTGCTTAGGCTTGAGCCAGCGGGATAAAATCTTAATCATGGCTTTTCTCCTTATGAATTATTTTCCATTGTGATTTGATCTGGTCGGGCCGGATAAATTCAAAGCCATCTTCTGAAGCAATGCGCCAGTTACATGGCGCGGCGGATAAAAGGCTACTGCATCGAACGAAGCCGACACAGTAGCTAGGTTCCCACTGGGAAATGCGTCTAAACCAGTGGGGTAGGAGCTCACTGCTCTTTTGCCCTTTTGAATATCACTTCCAAGGCAATCAGCGTGCGCAGGTTGATTGGTATCTCCTGGCGCTCCATGCGTGAAATGATAGAGTGATGCACGCCAAGCTGTTCAGCTAACTGCGCTTGTGTCCACCCCAGGGCTTTGCGTTCTGTGTAAATGTTCATGGAGCGGCATTATGCCTATCTGACACCATCAATCAAGCACTTTATTTGCATGATGCAACAGATAACGCTTGCAGCACTGAAAAATGTGCGTAAAGTGGGGGCAGCAACAACGGAGGCAAAAATGCAAAAAGTCATTTACCCAGAGTTTGATAACCCAGAGACCAGCGACGAAGAGCGCGCATTGATCGAGCGTCTTAAGGCGCGGCCAATGTCAGCCGATCTTGCCGAGCGCATCGAACGTATCAACAAAGCTTTTGGAGTGCAGTCATGAACGGAGGCTTACAGCAGTTCGCCCGTCTTCTGGAAAGAATTGATCGGATAACCGCCAAGGCCGTCGAGCCTGTTAGTGTGGAATTTTGGCTTAACGCCAGCAATCGGGAATGGGATGCAGAAATGGCCCGCAGATATGGCGCCGACTGGAAAAACCTAGATGATGCTGATGATATGACGCAGCAAGAGTGGAATGAATGGAAAGCAGAACAAGAGGCAAATTATGACTGTTAAGTTAAACATCGCCCAGCGCATTAATGCTGCAATGGCTGACGTGGATTATATCCAGAAGGAAAAGAAGTCGGGCATGAATTACAGCATTGTCTCGCACGATGCTGTAACCGCCAAAGTGCGCCCGATCCTACAGAAGCATGGCGTGGTCTATTATCCCCGCGATATGCAAGTTGAGCAATCAGGCAATCGCACGCAGGCTGTATTTACGGTGCGCTTCGAAAATATTGATGATCGCTCCGATTATATCGACGTTGCGACCTTCGGCTATGGTGTAGATCCGCAGGACAAGGGGCCGGGCAAGGCAATGTCCTATGGCGTCAAATATGCGCTGCTTAAGGTTCTTGGGCTGGAAACTGGTGACGATCCAGACGAAGTTCAGGACAAGCGCGCCGATCACAATCCGAACAAGCCGATTGACCAGACGCAATGCGATACGCTGCGCACGCTGATCGAAGCCAGCGGATCGAACATCGTGGCATTCTGCAAATACTACGGGATCGAATCGCTGCCGGAATTGCCTGCAAACAAATTCGCCCATGCAGAGAAAAGCCTGCAAACCAAACTGGCGGCTAAGGGCGAAAAAGAATGATCGAGCAGCGCACAACCGAATGGTTCGCACAACGCTGCGGCCATCTTACCGCTTCACGCATTGCCGATATGATGGCGCGCACCCAGAAAGGCTGGGGCGCGTCTAGGGCAAACTATGCCGCCCAGCTTATTGCAGAGCGCCTGACAGGTGTTGCGGAATCTGGATTCACAAGCGCAGCGATGCAGCATGGCATAGACACAGAAGCAGCCGCTAGAGCCGCCTACGGCTTCATGCAGGACGTCGAGGTTATCGAAGCCCCATTCGTTCTGCATCCCCGCCTGGCATGGTCTGGTGCGTCTCCTGATGGCTTTGTGGGCGATGATGGGCTGATCGAGATCAAATGCCCGAATACCGCAACGCACATCACCACACTGCGCGGCGGCGAGATCCCCGACAAATACATCAAGCAGATGCAATGGCAGATGGCCTGCACCGAAAGAGATTGGTGCGACTTCGTTAGCTTTGATCCGCGAATGCCGGTTGAAATGCAATTGCACATTCAGCGGGTTGATCGGGACAATGACTTGATCGCGGAGATTGAAAGCGCCGCGATTGGGTTCCTTACTGAGATTTTGGCAACCGTCGCAGAACTAGAAACCATTTATAGAAAGGCAGTATAATGACAGTTATTACAACCATCGTCGGCAATGTCGGCAAGGATGCGGTTTATAAGGAAGGGCAAAGCGGAAAAGGTTTCGTTAGCTTTTCCGTGGGCGCATCAGTGGGCTGGGGCGATAAGAAGGAAACGCTCTGGTTCGATGTGACGAAATGGAACTCTAGCCCCAAGCTGGCAGAGATGGTTCTAAAGGGAACCAAGATCACCGTGATCGGTGAATTGTCCACCCGTGAGCATAATGGCAAGACTTACCTGCAAATCAATGCGCAGACTGTCGATCCGCAAAGCCGATCAGGTGCTGGCAGTGACAGCCAACCACAACAACCAACCACCGCAGGCTATGCCGACGATCTGGACGATTCAGTTCCGTTCGTTAGTGCGACACCCACCCTTGAAATGGAGATTTTCTAATGAACGTAGCAGCAGACCAACTCCGCCTATATCTGGAGCGCATCGAGCGCCTTGAGGAAGAAAAGCGCGGCATATCGGAAGACATTAAAGAAGTTTATTCCGAAGCCAAATCAAGCGGCTTTGACGTGAAAGTTATGCGCCAGATCGTAAAGCTGCGCCGAATGGAAACCCATGTTCGCCAGGAATGGGAAGCCGTTCTCGAAACATATAAAGACGCACTGGGTCTTTAAGATGCTGCCACCCCGTCGCCCACAAGCTGCAAAGCGTCCCAAGCGGTTCGTATCGCCAGCGCATTGCAAGTTCGTTCGCTCCCATGCCTGCTGCGTGTGCCAGACCTATGATCATATCGAGGTTGCTCACGTCAGAACGGGAACGAACGGGGGGATGGGGTTAAAGCCTGGCGATTATTGGACGATCAGCCTTTGTCGCGATTGCCATTCCGAACAGCATAGGATCGGTGAGCAGTCTTTCGAGACAAAGCACGGCATCAACATGAAAGAACTTGCAAGGGCATTTGTCAAAGCCAGCCCGAAGCGGAGTGAGTTGGAAAGGGCGCGTGATGGATAAGCGCACGATCAAGCTGGTATCAAAGGCGCACCGAGATCGAGCCGCAAGCCTTATCTATCAGGCTCCACAAGGCTATGT